TAAACCGTTCTAAATCAGTGACATACGGTGGAAACCACTGATGTACAGCTACACACGACGACCAGTTAACAGGTTGAACGCAAGAAACAATAACAACAGAGTAAAAAGCAGTGACATAGTTATACAGTGTCAGCATTATGCTGTTCATCCATTTCTAAACACCAAGCTTTAAGAGCTTTACCGGTATCAGTATTTTTAGCAATACCTAAGATACGCCAAGCATCTAACGGATCTAATCTGTACGTAGCTGCATTCTTGTAGTAGCACATGAATCCATTAGGGCCTTCTCTTGTTTTGTGATACTCAACAATGAAGTCTTTATCATTATGGGTGAAAGGTATTCTTTTCATGTATATGTGTATGTATAGTGGATGTAATCACTGAATTGATATATGATATAATTCATGTATATCAACAAGATCAATAAGTAGATATATCAAGTTTATGTCAGTTGGGTTTAATGTGTCTGGTGGTGTTTACGGAATATCCATTCCCGGGGATATTATTAAAGGGGACGTTTTTGTAGTCGTCCCCAGTCCAGAGATTCGAGTCCACCCTCTCTCCTCCCTGTATACGGGTGGGATCAAATCAAACCCAGTTAGGTACAGGGTTTTTAGAAGTACCTCTAGCTTGTTGTCTTTGTTCTTTTGTCAGACCTAGGACGAGGTGATTAGCTGATTGTTGAGGGTCTTCTATTGAGGCATGAAGGAGGTCAATCCACTCTTCATATTTACGGTGATTTATTTGATCTTGAGCAGAGATCGACATAGCTTCAGTGAAGTATTTAACACCTTGAGCTAGGCAGTCAATTCTGTCGTCATGTTTAACTGCGCCTTTTTCTTGGCACATGCGGCTCATCTGATAGAAGAGCATGTAGAGGAGTCGTTCTTCAGGGGGAGCGTCTTTGTTGGAGTTGTAGTCCCAATCAATAACAGAGCGATCCACAACAAGACGATGCTGGTTGAGAACGGGTTCCAGAGAGTCGATAATCCGTGCTTCTTTCCGCACAGTTGCTCTAACTTCTTCGACATCTATACCTTGTTTTGTATTTACTAAATGTTTTTTGAATAGTTCAGCGACGATACCATCACCGAAGTTTGTTTCGATAACTAATTTGGTGACACCAAACTTGCTACACCCCTTGAGGATATCGAGTAGCGTTGAATCAGAGTACCCATCTCTGTAAGCTCGCATTTCGTGCAAGTACAAGAAACCATTACGCTGCGAGATATAAGCTGCTGCTGTTTCATCTGAGCCACGACCCGACGGATCAACTGAGCAGATTGTTTCTTGGTAGGAATCCCATTCTCCTTGGAGCTGCATTGGACTGTAGAAATAATCTCCAGGTAAGCCGACAGTGGGAGCGTCGCGGATGACGTTCCTTGGATCGGAGCACCATACGATTGAATCGGGCGCAGTAGTTGGATTGACGCTAGTAACAATGAGATCAGCCATTTTGAGTGGAAACTTTTCAGCGTCACTAAGCGAGGTATCGAGCATGAACTGAAGCATGAAGTTGCTTCTGCCCATTGCTGCTTCACGTTCAATAAGGTCATCTTCATTAAATCTATCTGGGTCAGTTACTTGCCATTTTTCAGCACCTTGATCAATATCTTCTTGTAATTGAGGTGCAATTAGACCTTCGTAATTAGATAAATTACGTGGGAAGCGAGCTGGCCAAATAAAAGGTCTATAGTTACGTTCTGCGAGTTTTCTGTAGACAGTAAAGACAGTTTGAGGAGTACCTAAGTACATGATGCGACTGTCATCTTTAGGAGTAAGGATGGATTCAGCTTCAGTACAAAGTTGTAGAAGTTTCTCTCTCATCATTTCTGTCATTGAGTTGCCAGGTACTTCGATGTCGTCCAGAATCATGAGATCTGCACGACTACCCGTCAGCTGACCAGTAATACCTACTGATTTGACTGAGGGGGCCTGGTGAGGACTACAATTAACATCAAAGCTAATACGAGACCAGCGAGAGTCATCTGATTTAGGTTGTAAGTGAGATAGCCAAGGCGTCTCAATAATTAGTTTTTGTAGGAAGATAGACATATTATCTGCACGTTCTTTAGACGCTGAGATAATCATGATCTTCTTTTCTGGATCTTTAAATAGTGTCCACAACACGAATGCGCCTGTAATCCAAGATTTACCGATTCCTCGGAAGGCTTGAATCTGTAGACGTTTAGGACCGTGTTGTAGATAGTCTGCGATTGCGTATTGTGCGCGTGTAGGCGTAGGTAATTCAAGCTGCTGCCATAATGCTTGTAGGAACAGCTTGAAGTCTCCTTGTAACGCCTCTAAGACGTTATTCATAAATTACATTCCACCAGCAAAGCCAACACTCAATGCGCTTTCACGTTCAGGTGCATCAGCAGGTTTTGCTCTTAGTTGTTCTTGTCTTTCTAGTTTTCTACGATTACGGGTTGCATCACCACTAAGGAATGCACGACCACCATCAATTACTAGGTTAAGAGCATCAGCACCTGTTGAAACTATAGCGCCAGGTATAGCAGTAACTGGGTTATAGGTCATTAAATCGGCAGCAAAACCAGTTCCTGCAATAGCAGCTTGTGTTTTATCTATTAGGCTGTCAGTTTCTCCAGCAATTTCTGTCCTGCTTTTTACTTCAGCAGCACTAGCAGCAGTTCCAAGTGGGCCAAAAGCAATTATGCCACCTGCAGCGAGGCGTGTAGCAAGCTTACGGTTTAATCTAATTCCACCGTTAAATTTTTCTAGTCTCTGTGCGTTTGCAATATCCCATTCAGCTATTGATGCTGCAGGGTCGTTATAACCTAATGCTTTTAAATCTTTTGGATCTTGAAATTTTAATGGGTTGTGTGATGAAGCGATTTCAGCTGCAACATTACGGTCTTTGGCAAAATCTCTGCCTAGTTTAATTACTTCATCAGATGTAGTTGGACTATATAAATCGGTTTCTGGTTTAATAATGCCAGCTTCAATAGCCAATTCATTATGTTTCAGTCTTTTTGGCGTATCAGATCTAATCCCCATCTTAAGCTCAAGTTGAGCTTGTCTAATTGTAGGAAGCATTGCCTCATACATTTCTGAACCACTTTTGTATATCCGGTCCAATGCAGGGTCTAAACCTTTGTTTGTTCCACTCGGGTGAGCACTTAATTCTCTTACGCCTGGTGTGCCTAGTTCGCCTGGAACAGTGTTTGCTCTATCAAAAGCACCTGTATGTGATTGCTCTTGAAGAGAATTATTAATGTTAATACGACTATCACCAAAAAACAGGCCGTCAGCTTCGCCACGTTGTAGAAACTCAAGCATAACTTCTGGCTCTTGCTTCATCAGCGGATCCAAAACTTCTAGAGGAATGCCATGATGCAACCTGTCTGCATCAAGTCTTTTCAACGCTCTAGGAATTACTTTTTCAGATATATTCCGTAGTTTATTTTTTATTTGATCACCGGTAGCACCTTTAGCAAGTAGGTCATCAACAGTATCTATAAATACTGAATCATCCGTACCTGCAAGCAATCTAGCCATCCTAAGGTACATCTTAGGTTTTTGAGAACTGCTAATCTTTTTACCGGCTTCTAGTTGTGCCATATTTTCAGCCATTTGATTGAGCATTATCTCAATGGCTTTTTTTTTTATTTGCTGAGCTTCCGGTGTATGAAATGACATAAAAAAAGCCCCCTTGCGGGGGCGTGTTATTGATTAGTTGTTCAGTACCCTTTCTTCTTAGGACGTGGTTTTGTTTGCTTTACTGGCTTTTTGTGTCCGTTTTTATGCATTGGTGTTTGTTAATTAGGTGTTCTCGTAAGTCGTTTGTTCCGAATTTTTGTCTCATCCAAATGAGCCAATCTTCACTTCCTTTATCCTGATTGCATTTAGTACACGCTGGTACAACATTCGATGAAATGTCTTCACCTCCCTTACTGCGAGGGAGAACGTGATCCAAAGTGAGTTGATGTAATTCATAAGTAATTCCGCAATAAACACATGTGCATCCAAAGTGCTCTTTGATGCTGCGCCTCCATAGGCGCTTAGCTTCTGGAGATGTCATGGCTATTAGGTTGTATAAGTAATGTTCAGGAGTTGGAAGTAGTGGGGTCATGCGTACTTGATTTTTAGGCGCGGTCGTCGTCGGTTAGTTGAGGGTTTCTCTAACTTCCCTTTGTTTGGACCTGTATGTGAGGCGTCTTTGCCATCACCATTGCCATAAGTACCAAGTTTCCGATTTAGCTTGTTAGCGTTAGTTCGGATCTTTAGTCCCTTACTTGTCTTGTTGTACTTAGCCTGTTGTTTAAGTCGTTTCTTACGAGCTTCAGGATTGTTCTTGTAATATGTGGACGTTTTACCGGCGGCCATAAAGTCTGCTCTGCACTAATTCGGGATCAATTTCAGGCATAATGTTGGCTAGTTTTGCTAATGGATTACCTTCCATAGCGACACCACTGATGTCATTCTTTGCTAGCCAATCACAAGCTGCTTTCAAGTCTTGAGTAGTAGCTTCACCTGACTTAACTCTGTTTAAAAACTCAGTGGTTACCAAATTATGCAGCTCGTTAAATTGTTCTTCAGTCGCTTTCTTTGACATTAGTCTTCTTCTTTTTAGTAGGCTTTGGTGGCTCTACAACTGAAACATCTGCCTCAACGTTCTGGCGTTCGAGTGCCTTTTCAGCAAGTTCTTTAGATTCAAACTCTTGCAGCACTACGCCGCGAATGTTGTCTACTAGTTGGTATGTCATACGTTGTAATTTGGGCGTTCGCTTTTAAGTTTTTTATGAGCTTGTCTGAATGGATTAGTACCACCACCGGGGATTGGTCCTTTGGGTTTACGATCTTCAGGGCCGTCTAAACGGCTTGGATTGTGTTGCTTACCGTAATGCATTAGCTATTCCTTAGTGCTATTTGATCTAATTTGTTTTCAATACGAATCATGTGATCTTCCATCCTGCTTACTAGGGCAGATAGATCAGTCTTAGAAACATATTCTTGAGCTACTGTTAGCTCTAAAGTGTCAATACGACGGTCTAGACCGCTAATACGGTCGTGTACATTTCCTATTCTGTTGTGTAGTCTGTTGTTTAAAGCTGCACCGCCAGCAATACAAGCGATTACAGCAGTTACTAGTGCTTCTAGCATTACCAGTTGAGATCTCGTTTGTCGATTAATACAATCGGCACGATGTCCTGACATAAGACCGATACACGGCTGCCAGGGCGAAACGTAAAGCCGCTTTTCATTATTTCCGTACACTTCAATGCGCGAACTAATTCATAGTCAAGACGCATCTTTTGTTCATGCCGTCTTGCTATTTGCTTACACGTTTCAACCATGCCGCCGTCAAGCGGTACAGAAAGACTCAGCTGTGCTCCCCAGTT